CTAGAAAATTCTTCTATGAGCACGTGTTACAATGGAGAGAGGATTATACTAACAACCATCTCTGGTTTGGTTCGTGTTGGCACCTGGCAGTCGAGCACTTGTTAAATAATAACTACTCGACTGAGTCTATAGAAGAAGCGTGTGTTATGTTCTACAATTCATATCGCTTACAATTGGATAGTGAATCTGATGGTCTTTTCGTGCCAAAGGATCCACAAAATGCTATGCAAACGCTGGTCAAATATGCAGAACGATTTCGTACTGATGTTCGTGACTATAACGTACTCGGTACTGAAATTGGCGGCACAGTTCTGATTGCACCTGATTCTCCGATGTTCTTCAAGATTGACGCACTCCTGCAACGTAAGCGTGATGGAAAAGTAATTTGTTTGGACCACAAAACTTCGCAGCGTCGAATGAATAACTGGTCAGAACAGTGGTTACTAAGCACGCAGATGCTCACCTACTTACACGTTCTCTACTGTTTATTCGGTGAATCAGATGAGGTTGGAGGAATACGTGTGCGTTGCAGCTTCTTCTACAAAGCTAAGCCAAGCGAGTTTGACGAAGCAATAGTCGAGAAGAGCCTAAATCAGATGCAATCATGGCTCACAAGTCAAACTAATTGGTACGACTCACTTCAGTACGACCTGAAATTTCTACTCGAATCGGAAAGCACTGAAAGTGCAGCTATGCGCTCATTTCCTATGAATGAAAAAGCATGCTTTAATTACGGTAGGAAATGTGCGTACTTTGACTTCTGTAATGCGTGGAGTAATCCATTAACTAGGTGTGAGCAAGTACCAATGGGCTTCAAGCATGAAGTTTGGGACCCACGTACGGATTCGGGTGCTAAACAATTTATTGACTTAACCAAGGAGCAAGTAGAAAAATGAGTGAACCTATATGCCCTAATTGCAATGGTACTGGTAAAGAAGACGTAGTTATTATTATAGCAGGCAAGAAGCACGACAAATGCTCGCTGTGTGATGGCAGTGGCATAGCAACGGATGATGAAGTAGGTGAATTTACACAGTACTTACAGGAGGAATAAATGCCACTTGATGCACGTATCGAAGCTGAGCGTTTACGTAACTTATATAAGGAAGACCCAAAGCAAAGCTCGTTCAATTTATTACTGATGGGAGAAACTGGAACGGGGAAAACTTTTATTGCACGTACAGCTCGTAAGCCTGTTCACATAGATAGCTTTGATCCTGGTGGAACACTGTGCTTGCGTGAGTGGATTATGAAAGGCGATATAGTAGCTGATACTCAGTACGAGAATGAAGATCCTAAATCACCAAAGATGTTCTCTGAGTGGTGTAAGAACTTTGAAGCACGAGAGAAGGATAAGTACTTCGAGAGCTTCGGCACATACATGCTGGATTCAAGTACGCTATTCGCTGAAGCAATTATGAACTCTATTCTAAAGGCTGCTAACTTAACAGGGCAGGCACCAAGATTTACTCATGATTACGTGCCACAAAAGGTACTGATTCACAATTGGTTCAAACGTATACTTGCATTGCCATGTGATGTAATTGTCACGGGTCATATTGAGCCAATTAAAGACGACGTATTGGGCAGTGTTGAATGGCGCTTCATGACCACCGGCAAAGGTGCAACTATTATTCCTCTGCTATTCACTGAGAAGTGGATTGCTCACACTAAACTATCAGCTAGTGGTGTTGAGTATCAGATACTCACTCAAAGAACAGGCAAATATGTGGCTAGTAGTAGTATTGCTGCAGGCAAGCTGGATACATTTGAAGTACCAGATATTAAGAAGATTTTAGCTAAGTGTGGATGGCCAACTACTGATAAACCCAGCTTGTTTGGTAGCAAGTAATGAAACTACGTGAAGTTAGACGTGCGATAATGGAAAGGGATTTAACACACAAGCAGGAATTGTTGCTAGGAGCAGCCGCTCTTTTAGCGGCGTTCATATTCATGCTATGGATAGGAGTATAGGTGGATCACGACGAGCACTTAAGGATTCATGATGAGCTGTTTAAGGATCTAGCATCATTGAATACTAGAATGGTAGTAGCTATAGAACGAATCGACAAATCATTAGAAATAGTTATACAGCTGTTACAAGAACGGAGAAATAACGACAGCAGCAATGGAGTTTAGTATGGAGCTTGCAGAAGAAACCTATAAACTAACGCGGCAATTATACCGTGATGCAATGCGGCTAGTAAATGGTGCGACAGACGATAGCACTAAGAATATAGCCCTTGTTAGAAAGGAGCATTTATTAAGATTACGCGATACGCTACAAGAGCTAAGAAGGACTAGAAAATGATTGAGGAATTAGTAATGGCACGAAAGAATAGAAGTGCACATCCAACTGACGCTGATTTTCGTGGCGATCAGCAACAGGAACCTAAACTCATGAGAGGTCCGCAAGAGGATGAAGAAACTAAACCAAGTGTAATTAACAGGAGCGGCAAAATGCCTATTATTGATTTCACTGAATATGATCTCGACAATCTGCCAGAGCTGAAGATACTTCCTGCTGGCACTGAAGCAAAGCTACGCATACTCGAAGTAAGTATAAAGCCTGACAAGAACAGCGATAATATGCTGCAAATTCGGCTCGACGTTTCTGATGAGCCGTTGGTTAAAGAAGTATACTGGCAGTGCCATCTGCCTACTAGGAACATGACTGAAAAGCGAGTAATCATGCTCAAGAGATTTCTCTCTGAATTCTGTGAGGCATTCGAGATAGACAAAACAGCAAGCAACGATACGAGTGAGTGGTTAGGACGTGAAGGATGGGCAATACTAGGAGTACGAAGCGACCAAAAGTACGGTGATAGTAACGAGGTAAATAGGTTCCTAAAGCAACAGTAATTTGCATATTCCTCCTGGTGACTTAATTATATCACTACAGGTCACTAGTGCTGTCAAGGGACGCTTCGCTTAAACCCTTGACAGCGTGACCTTTCGTGAAAAGATGTTGGTCACCAGGGGGAAAATGCCTTTAAGGCAAGACCCGGCCCAACAGCATCGGTCTTATAAGGGCAGCACGGTGCGAGCTGCATCAGTGCCACAACCTGCTGCGGTTAAACTTTAACCACAGGAGTGAGAGCATGCTATGAATAAGCCTTATACACACAGGATAACATTTGAGGTAACTGATCAGCAATATAACAAGCTCAAGCAGCACCTGGAGCATGGCCAGCTTAAGCAAGTCTTCAGTGTAATAGTGGATGATGCAATAGTTATGCTCGATGAGTTTGGCCAATACTTTGTGCTCGCAATGCTTAGCCGCGAGGTGAGTTACAAGCGTACAGTTCAAGACTACATGAGGAGAGTGGAATGAAAGTGCTCTGGTTAGATTTTAACCAAAGGAGATTCATGCGTGCTATAATCCCAAAGCGTAATGGCCCGAGCTTGCGAGGGAAGGTGATACGGTCCAAGTACAGACTCCCACTTCCCGAGCCGACAAGACTTTTTCCGGCAGAGCCTACTCTTGCTTCCAGCAAACGAGCAGGTTGTCAAGTTGCCCCGTAGGGGTCGAACGTAGTGAGTCTTGACAAGCAGCGCAGTGCAGCATCATAATCCCTAGGCTCTGCAAGGAAATAGGATTGCGAGGATAAATGGCTTCATTAGATGACTTAAAAATAATCAGCTTATCTAACTTACCTCCTGAAGAAGGAATGAAACTGGTCCTCGAAATGCGCCTACGTCGTAGATTAGTAGAACCTAAGCCTACCCGTGAGAAACGTAAAGAGATTACTGCCGAATCCGCAATAGCTAATCTTAGTGAAAAGCAATTAGCTGATCTCTATTACACATTAATGGCTAAGCGCCAGGAGAATCTACTGTAATGCCTACAATTAATCTCGGCATTCTGCGCGTTATTCCAATGGAGCAAATTGATCTAGACTCAGATCACCGCGGTCGTCAAGACTATGGCATTATACAGGACTTAATGACCTCAATTGAAAAGTACGGATTAATACATCCGATTGCTGTGTACTCTCCGACTGGTGAGCAGCCATATAAACTTGTGGCCGGTGGTAGACGTTTCATGGCTTGCACAGCACTAAAAATGGACGAAATTAGTTGCCGTATTTATGACAAGCCTATGACTGATCTAGAACTTGCAGCTGTAGAACTATTCGAGAATCTAGACCGACTCAGTTTAAACTACAGCGAAGAAGTGAAAATGAAAGAGCGTCTACATTTAACACTTGTTCAAATTCACGGTGAGAAAGTAGCACGTAGTGCAGATGCTCCTGGGCATTCAGTTAGAGATACTGCTCGTACATTAGGAGTAAGCCATGCTACTATTCTGCAAGATATGAAACTCGCTGATGCCATGCGTGTCTTGCCTGAACTTGAACTTGATAAAGAGAAGAATAAGTCAGCGGCACTAAAGAAGCTTGCGCGTGCAGCGAGTGTGATAACGAATAAAGTTGCTGTTGCTGAAGCTCGCAGAGACGCCGTGCTATCTGGTCGTATGACAAGTCCTGATGATCCGCTTAGTGCATACATAGTAGGTGACTTCTTCGATAATTCACTTGAGCCTGCACAGTTTGGATTTATAGAGTGTGATCCACCGTATGGAATTGACTTGCAAGAGCAACGTGCTGATGGTGATACTAATCCAAGTTTGCAGCACGATTATAAGGAGATTAGTAACGTAGATTATCTAGCATTCCTAAACCGCCTAACTGATGAGTGTTATCGACTTGCTGCTGACAACAGCTATATCATCATCTGGTGTGGGCCAGAACATATTGCACGTGTTATAAGTACTATGCAACGTGCGAAGTTTGAGACGTGCAAAATTCCAGCTATATGGAAGAAGGGTAATTCACAAGGGCAAGCGCAGGGAATGTCAACTAACTTAGGTAACTCCTACGAAATGTTCGTGTACGGCAGAAAAGGAGGTGCACAAATACGTAAACAAGGTAGGAGTAATGTGTTCGACTTTGCGGGAGTACCACCTTCGCAGCGTATACATCCAACTGAGAGGCCATCGGCTTTGATGAAAGAAATACTCGACACTTTTGTTTGGCCCGGATCGAATATACTTGTACCATTCGCAGGAAGTGGAGTAACAATACGAACTGCATTTGAGCTTGGTCACAAAAGTGTTGGCTTTGACTTGAGTCCAAACTTCCATAATGCGTACATTAATAGGCTTATTCATGAGGTAAGAGCAAAATGATACGAGCACAAGCAGGCAATCATTTTATCTTTGGAATAACTGAAGAAAATGTAAGGCGTTTAAAATCTGGTGAACCTATAGCTGTGAAACTGAACGAGTTTGGATTAACGGGCCCAAATATAAGTATAGTTATTTGCTACGGAGAAACTGAGGAGAAATTAGCACTTGAATTGCAGGAATTTATTGGATCGCAGTCTAAAATAACTGATTATCGTGCGAATAGAAAGAGGTAATTATGCCGCAGCTAGTCGGACCAGACGGACTGTTGAGTAGCAAAATAGCACTTGTTGGCGAGCAGCCGGCAAAGTATGAAGTACGCTATGGTAAACCCTTCATGGGACCAGCTGGTAGAAACCTCAATGAGTGTCTCATGAATGCTAGGATTTCACGAGGCAGCTGTTATCTAACTAATGTAATTAAGGACGTTGAATTCGAACTCAAACATTACTTAGATATTAAGTCCGGTGTGAATGGACGTGCGAATATAAGCGTACTTGGTCAGCGGTATTTAGAGGTGCTGCGCGACGAACTCAACAAAACTAAAGCTAATGTTATTGTTGCTATGGGAAACACTTCATTATTTGCTCTTACGGGTCGAGTTGGAATTACTGCATGGCGTGGTAGTATACTTGAATCAACTCTCCTGCCGGGAAGGAAAGTCATCCCTACGCTACATCCTGCTATATACACTGATGAAAAAGTGCTCGCGAATCCAGCAGCGTATCTTGCGAAGTATCTCATTACACTAGACTTTAAGAAGATTCGTACAGAATCTGAATTTCCTGATATTAGATTAACTGATCGCAAATTGCGTACTCAACCTAGCTACTACGAATGTATAAGCTGGTTAGAAGAGTGCAAACAAGTAGCTGAGAATGGAGGTATAATATATTACGACATTGAATTAACACCTAAGACACAAGAGCTAAGCTGTATTAGCTTTGCAACTAACGAAATTGATGTGCTGTGCATTCCATTCGTGGATGCAAATGGTGATTATTTTAGCGCTGAACAAGAATATGAGCTGATGTTAAGCATCGAAAATCTTCTTGGCAATGATAGTTATATAAAAGGCGGGCAGAATATAGTATTCGATTCACACTTTCTGCTACGCAAGTATGGAATTCGTACGCGTAATATCAAAGCTGATACGATGATAGCTCAGCATATTCTCTATCCAGATTTTGGTGGCAAAACGTACCGAGGCAAAACACTGGAATTTATCACTGCAATGTGGACGGACATTCCTTACTATAAACGTGACGGCAAGTTGTGGCTAACTGGTGTAGGTGAATATAGCAAGGGCTGGGCCTACAACTGTCTTGATAGTATCGCATGTGCGGATGCATTTCCTAAGCAGCTAGCTGAATTGGAAGAGCGTGGTAATTACGATGCATACGAGCGTCAAATAAAATTAGTTGGACCATTAAGCTATATGATGGAGCGTGGAATCAGAATAGATCGTGAGGGTATGGATAGGGCTGCAAGAAATGCTCGATTGGAAGCTGATGAATTAACGCAACAGGCATATAGTATAATGAACACTAATGCGTTTAACTTGGCTTCACCGCAGCAAGTATGCGAGTATTTTTATACGAATCGTGGGTTAGCTCCATACTTGAGTAAGATTGGCAAGCCTACTGTAGATGAGGAAGCATTAACACGTATAGCTAACAAGGGATTTAAAGAAGCAAGTTTAATACTTGAGGTTCGCCGGCTGCAAAAGAAGGCATCAACATTTCTCAACGTCGAGAACGTAGATGATGACGGTCGTATGAGATGCTCATATAATCCAGTAGGTACACGATTTAGTAGAATATCAAGCAGTGCAAATATATTCGGAACTGGTTGTTTACTTCCTAGAGCTGAGGTATTCACAAAAAGTGGATGGATTAGACTAGATGAATTAAAAGAAGATACAGAAGTACTTCAATGGGATACTGATTGGTCGCTATCATGGTGTGTACCAAAAATACACGTAACAAAAAATAGCGGTAAGATGATACGTGCTAACTCAACGTTACACAGAAACTGTTATACGCTAGATCATAGAATACCTACAGTCTCACACCGTAATAAATTTATAGTTAAGCCTGCATACGAAGCCGTATTTACTGGTGAGTGGAGGCTGCCTATAGGAGGGGAGTATAAAAGTGGAAAAATAAGCTGGCCTGCAATACGTCTATTGGCAGTAATACAAGCTGACGGCAGTATAGAAGGAAATTCTATAACCTTTCAATTTAAGAAAAAGGAAAAGATAGCACGTTTCTTAGTACTTATGGAAATATTCGGGATTCAATACAACGAACATCGTACTGCATATAATGGGTACAGAAGATTTTACTTGCCTGTAAGTGAGTGTAAGGAGTTCATAGAATTACTTAATAGGAGTGGCAGAAGCAAACTCTTTGATTCGTGGTTGCTTAGATTTGACCAGCAAAGTCTAAGTTCTTTATTGGACGAAATTTCACACTGGGATGCACATAGAAGAGGAACGAGCTTTTGGTATTTTACTGCAGTAAAACAGAATGCCGAATGGGTAGCTACACTTGCGCACTTGTGCGGCAAATCAGCAACAATAAATTGGGGTGAAAATAGAGCTCTGGAATCGTACGGAGAATTCTCAGCTAAAGGATTATACACTGTTAATATAAAGCCTAGAGTATTAGCAAAACAACAGGAGGATTATTTTAGTTTGATCAATTACGATGGACCTGTTTACTGTATAGAAACTGAGACTTCATTTTTTCTTACTCGATACGAGGATAGAATATGCGTCACAGGAAACACTAACTTGCAGAATATACCTCATGATGTGCTTAGCTACTACGTAGCAGATGCAGGATACGTTATTTATTCACTTGATATGTCGCAGATTGAAGCACGTATTGTTGCGTACGTTGGTAATATCACGCAAATGAAAGAAGTGTACGAAAACAACTTAGATATACATCGTATGACTGGGGCACTTATATTTGGAGTGCCATATGACGAAGTTAGTAATGAGCATGGATCATCTAGCTTGGGTAATGGCACTCATTCACAGAGGGATTGGTCGAAGAGAGCAAATCACGGTTTTAATTACGGTTTTGGATACAAGTCATTTAGCCTCAAGTATGAAATACCTGAACGACAAGCTAAATTTATTTACGATAGATATCACGCAGCTTATCCAGGACTTAAAGGTGGATACTGGAAATATGTAGAAGATACAATCAAGTCTACACGCACACTCACTAACTTGTATGGCAGGAAAATTACGTTTTTAGGAAAGTATGATGACAAGCTGCTCAATGAGGCTTATAGTTGTATCCCTCAAGGTACGTGCGGAGATTTAGTAAATGAACAGGGACTAAATTTCATCTACTATAATTCAGATCCACTATTCAAGCACGTTGAGTTACTTACTCAAGTACACGATTCGGTTAGTATTCAAATACCGTTGAGCTTACCACTTGCAGATCACGCACGAATTCTATTAAGTATTAAAGCTTCTCTGGAAGCTCCGTTACGGTATCGTAACGTGGAATTTGTGGTGCCAGTTGATTTAGTAGTTAACTTATGCCTAAACAAGCATTTAGGTATTGAATTGAAAGGAGACAAATTTAGTAATGATCCGTATGTATTGGAAGCATATCTACAAGATGCAATTTTAACTTTAGGAATATAACTATGGAAAATCCGAACTGGCTCAAACGCGTACCAGAACAGAAGTGTCCAACCTGCGGTCATATACTCAATGCAGTAGTTGAAGCAGGAACAGTTGCACCAGCAATGCCACAAGAAGATGACATAACTATGTGCGTTAAGTGCCGTACACCACTGCTTTTTAATAAGGATTTAAGTATGCGATTATTGAATAAGTTTGAGAAAGAAGCATTAGGTGAGCTGATTAAGGAGATGGCTAATCACATAGCTTCATTGAAAAGAGGACGTCGATGAGCAGACAATTAGGAGATTTCCTAGATGCGTATATGCTATTTACAGAAGAGACTGAACCATGCGAGCTTTATCGTAAGTGGGTAGGCATAAGCATAATTGCAGCAGCATTACAACGTAAGTGTTATTTGCACTGGGGATCGCAAACGTGGTATCCTAACTTATACATTGTGCTTACTGGACCACCAGGAGAACCACGTAAAGGTACAGCAATGGCTTCAGGTTATAGCATATTAAGACCGCTTAATTTGAAACTGTCTGCAGATAGGCTCACACCAGAGTACTTTATTAAAGAGCTGAGTTTGTGTGCTACAACAACGCAGTTTGATGCCGGTAAGTTCATGAACCACTGTAGCTTAACGGTGTTTAGTAAGGAATTAACAGTCTTCATTGGCTATAAGAATAGTCAATTCCTGGCAGATTTAACTGATCTTTATGACTGTGCAGATAACTGGTCGTATAGGACCAAAGGAGGCGGTAGTTTTGAAGTAACAGGTGCATGGCTTAATATGCTAGCTGCAACTACACCGGAACAGATTCAAGCAGCATTACCAGCTGAAGCTATAGGTGGCGGATTTGCTAGTCGTGTGCTGTTTATATATGCTGAAAAGCGAGGTAAAACTGTTCCGATTCCAATTGAGAATCAAGAGATTAAGCAGAAACTAATAGCTGATTTAGAGGAGATTTCGTTACTTGCAGGGCCATTTAGGGCTACTAATGAGTACATAGAAGTACGTACAGAATGGTACGTGAGTCAGTCACAAGATACTCAAGTAATACAAGACGCGAGA